AAAATCAAAATAGAACTAAGGAAGAAAAATCTTGTTAAAAGACTACGGAGTTGATGTACAACGCTTGTTCCTGGAGATGATGTTGGAAGATGCACAAGGCTATGTGCGTGTGCAGAACATCTACAACCCAGAGAACTTTGATCGGAGCCTGCGACCGGCGGCTGAATTCATAAAAGAGCACGGTGACAAGTATAAAACCTTACCCGACCGAGCACAGATAGCAGCCACCACTGGCATTAAATTACAATCAGTGCCGGAACTGAATGAAGGGCATTTTGAATGGTTCATGACGGAGTTTGAATCGTTCACCCGTAGACAAGAACTGGAACGGGCTATCCTCAAAGCAGCAGACTTGTTGGAAAAGGGTGACTATGATCCTGTGGAGAAACTGATCAAGGATGCTGTGCAGATTTCTCTGACCAAGGACATGGGCACAGACTACTTTGCTGATCCGGCTGGTCGTATACGCCGGTATTTTGAATCAGGTGGGCAAGTGAGCACAGGCTGGCCGCAGATGGATCGATTGCTGTATGGCGGATTCAGTCGCGGTGAATTAAACATTTTTGCAGGTGGGTCAGGATCAGGCAAGAGTTTGGTCATGATGAACATAGCATTGAATTGGGTGCAGCAAGGACTCAGTGGGGTGTATATCACACTGGAACTGAGTGAGGAACTTACCAGTTTAAGAACAGACGCTATGTTAACAAACATGAGCACCAAAGACATCCGCAAGGACATTGACACAGCGGAACTCAAAGTAAAACTGGTGGCCAAGAAGAGCGGCAACTATCAAGTGAAAGGATTGCCGGCACAATCAAATATCAACGACATTCGGGCTTATTTGAAAGAGTATCAGATCCAAACAGGTAAGCGGGTAGACTTTGTGATGATCGATTACTTGGACTTGTTGATGCCTGTGAGTGCCAAAGTAAGTCCCAATGATTTGTTTGTGAAAGACAAGTATGTATCGGAAGAACTGCGTAACTTGGCTAAAGAACTACAGATGCTCATGGTCACTGCAAGTCAGTTGAATCGATCAGCAGTGGAAGAAGTGGAGTTTGATCACAGTCACATCTCGGGTGGTATTAGTAAAATTAACACAGCAGACAATGTGTTTGGTATATTGACAAGTCGTTCAATGAAAGAGCGTGGCAAGTATCAGATTCAATGTATGAAGAGTCGGAGTTCCACAGGTGTAGGACAAAAGATTGATTTAGAATACGACATTGATACCATGCGTATCACTGATGCAGGTGGAGATGAAAATGACAATGGATTCCGCAAGCCCAGCAGCGTGATGGAATCAATCAAGGCTCGTGCTAGTGTAGCACCGGCAGATGCCATAGCACCGACCAAATGGGAACGGGGTCAACCCAAACCAGGTATTGACCCACTTGATCCAACGCCGAAGATCACGGCAGATGTGCAAAGCAATAAACTCAAGGAGTTGTTGGGCAAGATTAAAACTGGTTAAAAACCAATAAATAACTCAAAGGCCCTTGAACGCAATGCAAAAACGCACCCGTAGTCTATTGGAAGAACTGGATTCAATGTATGTTGAGCGTGAACGCGACTTGATAATAGAAAGCCGCGCCTCAAACATCATTGCTGGTGCCATTAACTTGTTAGAACAGATAGATGCTTCGTATTCTCCGGAGCAAGCAGAAAATCTCACACGCAAACTGCTGAATGCAATCCGTACCCGGGATGCAGGCCGTTTTGCCAGAACCGTAAGGCGTAGTCATGCAAATCAATAAACTGCTGGAAGGCGGAAACGTATTCAAAACCAAAGATGGTGAACCGCGTACCCAGCGTATCAATCGTGCGGATGTGCCTGCCACAATCCGTTGGATAGAACAAGTAACTGGTATAGAATTTCCTCAAGACCGTTGGCTAGGATCAACTGGTAAGAAATCCACTTCTGGTGATTTGGATCTTGCTGTAGATCTCAACGAAGTAAGCAAAGAACAACTGGCCGGTATCCTTACCCAATTTGTTCAGAGTCAAGGCTTGGACCCCAGAGAATATGTAAGCAAGAGAGGTGAGGTGCATTTGTGTACTCCTATCGGTGGTGATGCCAACCGTGGATTTGTGCAGACCGATTTTATGTTCTTCCCTAACTTGGATTGGGGTCAGTTTTATTACGGTGGCGGCGAGGATTCAGAATACAAAGGCATGAATCGCAATGTATTGATGTCAAGCATAGCCAAGCAGCAAGGACTCAAAGTGGGCGCCAACGGCATGTTCTCTCGTGCCACAAATGAACTAGTCCGAGATGGCATGGATCCTGACTATGTGGCTAGTGTATTGTTAGGGCGCGGTGCTACTCGTGATAACCTAAAGAATGTAGAATCAATCTATGCTGCACTCAGCAATGATCCCGACCGTGAAGCCAAGACAGCAGACTTCCGTGAATATCTGGCCAAGGAAGGCATGCGAGAGCCAGATATGACTGTGCGTGAAAGTGATGCCAACTTCCTGGCTCGATTGCGTGATCGCATAGTGAATCAAGGCATGAAGCCCTTGATTGAAACCAAGCGATCATATCAACTGTACGAACAAGAACCTGCTGCTGTGGGTGGCAAAGCCAAGGGTATTGAGCACCTGGAAGATTACATTTTCCGTAGCGGATCAGCAGGTGTGGATCGCGCACTGCAAATAGCCGACGCTTTCTATGATGATCCCAAAACAGGCACAGTAAAATGGGATGGTAAGCCTGCTGTGGTGTTTGGTCGCAAGCCGGATACAGGTGAGTTTGTGCTCACAGATGACGCAGGGTTTACAGCAGCCGGCTACGATGGATTGTTCACTAGTCCCGATGCCATCGCCGACGACATGGCCCGCCGAGACGCCAACGCCGCTGCTAAAGGCAATGCGGCTACCAGAATTCAAACTTTGCTGCCCACATATGAAACTATCTGGCCATATCTTGAAGCAGCCACACCTGAGAATTTCCGTGGTTATGTCAAGGGCGATCTGTTGTACACCGCAACCCCAGAGGTAGAAGCAGGTAATCTAGTATTCCAACCCAACACAGTGGCATACCGTATTCCTGTGGCCAGTGATATAGGCAAGCGAATAGCCAGCAGTGACGTAGGTGTAGCAGTGCATACCATGTATGCAGATACAGATGCCGCCAAGCAACCTCTCAGCCGAGTCAAGTTTAACCCTGTGCCAGGATTGTTCTTGATTGAACCCATCTATGCCCAGTCCGTGCCCAAGAACAATGCTATAGTCAAGCAGATCCGAACATTACTGCGTCAGAATCGAGCAGCAATAGATACCTTGTTCAATCCTATGGAACTGCGGGCCATGAAGATAACTGACCTAGCCAAGCTGGCTATTGATTACATCAACAAACGAGTAGACCCACGGCATGCTGCCTACACAGGTGATTTCAGTGATCTAGTGCCAGGATTCATGGCCTGGTTGCAACAGACACAGACTCCGCAAAAGGTCAGCAACATAGCACAATACCTGCGTAGCCCTACCTCAAACGAGCAAGGCCTGGCTGCTGCATTCTTGTTATTTGAATTGCTGCATGATCTCAAACTGGATCTGTTGGGCAAACTGGATGCACAGGTGCCGGGCAATGAAGGATGGGTGTTTGCTACCCCAGTAGGCTACGGCAAAGCAGTGAACAGATTTGACTTTACTGCCAGAAACAAAGCCAGAAACAACTAGCCAAGGGCGTGATTTTTTGCCAGATTCATAAATAAGAGTAGGGCAAAAGCCCACTTTTTAGGAGATTTTAAAATGGCAGTATTTACACAAACAAGCGGTACCACACAACCAGTGTTCAACATGGACACAGGCAATGGTAACATTGCAGGCACAGCTAACATCGCTGCAACTGGATCGGTCAACTTCCAAGGCCCCAAGCTGGATTTCTTCAGCGTGGTAGCAAATGGTACTTTGTCCACTTCTGGTAATGTCAATGGCTACATCAACAACCTGTTGCAAGCCATCCAGACCAAAGGCACAGTGGCAATGTATCAGGTCAGCCCAGCTGCACCTACAATTCTTAACTTGGCTATCTATCCAACAGGTGCTTACACCGCGGCAACATTGTTGGCCACTGCTAATACCAGTGCCACAGTGGCTTCCGGTGGTCAGAATCTGCAATTGACCTCAGCAGCCGGTAACGCTGCGTTCGTCACAAGCGCAACCAACTTTGCTCCTACCTAATTTCGGGTAGAGGTAAACGATCAAGGCCCTGGTTTATTTCCAGGGCTTTTTTTTGGCCGTAAATACTGCATGACCCTGAGCATTCGTGTAACAACTGATTTTGATTGTAGATCTACCGGGGTCACTGGGCACTTTCGCTCCAACATCTTGCCCATCACTGATCAACAAGGCCAGGCAGTGACCAATCAAGCCACATGGTTGCGAAGTAGAAATCAACAACGCAATTGGGAAACCATAATGCAATTGATCAGCCTTTATACACAACCTTTGCGTGTGAGTCGTGTGCGGGTAGAAAATCTGCGATGGCAGTTTGATTTTGATGCCGATCAAGAAGATGTGTTCCGACTTGACAATGATCCAGTGGGCCGGCTACGGCAAGCCTGTACCGGTGTGCCTGTGATAAACTATGTAGAACAAGAACTTACCACACTATTGCGGCCTGATGTGAACATTTGGTTTGAGGCCCTGGAGCATAAATAACTTCATGGACACCACCGATATTGAAAAGAAAAGTCTCGAAGCCCACGTTGAGCTGTGCGCCGAGCGTTACCGCATGTTAGAACTCAAGATCCAAAATGTTGAGTCAGATGTGAGTTCAGTAAAAACCATGGTCACGGAAGTGCATGACATGATGCAAAAAATGGCTGCAAAACAAACTGATCGACTGATCAGTTGGGGCATCGGCATCATTGGTTTTCTCATTGGCACAGTGGGTTGGTTGGTATCACAGTACATACTAAAATGAAGGCAAGTGGCAAACTTGCTGCATTGGCAGAACGAGAACTGCCCCGTATTCTTGATCAAGTTATCATTGAGGACGGAGAAAAATACCGGGTGTTTGGCAGATACACCATATACCCTGCAGAAGGCTTGTTCCAAGTGCGTTTGAGAGATGATGATGTTGGTGTGTTTTCGGGCACAAAATCCGCATTGGCCTGGTGCATAGCAGACAACTTACACAGATTTAATCTAGCCAGACAGATAAAAGAACTGGATCAATCTATAACAAGATTACGAAATGACATATATGTGCGGCGTAGCCTAGCCGAACGCACATCAGGGCACACCTGGGAAAACTTGATCAACAAGACCACCGCCAGGCAAGAGCACAGCCAGGTGCTGGAAAAAGAACTGGCGAAATGTATAAATTTGGCTAAATACTGGCAACTACGAGGAAACTCAGATGAAACTAAACGAACTGGCCGTAACACGCCCCACACAACAAATCGCTAAAGTATTCGAGGGTCATTTTGATCAACGAGTACAATTTGATTCGATGAATCGCAAGCAACTGCACAACATGTATCGCCAGGTGCGTGGTGTGTTGAGCGAAGTGCGTTCTAGCCCTGCACGCCACCACAGCGAAAAGAATCCTGCTTATCTCAAAATGATGATGATGGAACAAGCCCTGGCTGAAAAGATCTATGAAGATGAAATGGCAGCTCAAGGTGGAACAGCACCCGCTGCTGGCGTAAATCCACAACAGGCTGCTGCTATGGCTGCTAAACAAAAAGTAGATACAGTAAAGAAACTTGAAACTGATGTTGAAGCCAAGAAAAAAGAACTTACAGACCTCCAAAATCAACTCACCGCTGCCAAGACCACTACCACTGTGGCAGAATGGCACCGTCGTGCTAGAGACGGTGGTTACTATCTCAGCGAAGGTGAAGTTCAACAGGCTCAAGTGGTCCTGGCTGCACAAGACATGGTTGACAAACTGCAAGACATGATTGAAGACAGCACCGAGATGCAATTCAAAGAATTACCAGCCCTGGTTGATTCAATCAAGAATCAGATTGGCCAAGAGCAGGCAGCACAGTTCAACAACGATGCACAAGCAGCACTCAGCGGCCTGGTCCAGAACTTACAAGGCAGCAAGCAACAACTTGAACAAGCATTAGGTGTAGTTACCGGACAAGGTCCTGTGGCCATGCCGGGTGCCGATGCAGGCATGATGCCTGCAGGCGGTGATATGGGACTGGCAGGTCCTCCTCCAGGAGAAGAAGAAATGCCACCGGCACCCGAAGAAATGGGAGCAGCAGCACCAGCAGCAGCTCTAGGTCGCGGACGCAGATAATGCGGATCACGGAAGTAGAAGCCGACGATACAGCAGACAGACTCATGGCCTTGGCACAGTTTGCTCTGGGTCGTGCTGAAGATACTTCGGCCAAAATGCAAATGCCTGTGGCAGCATTTATCCAGCGAGCACAAAGTATGGGCATAGACATTGACCCAGATACATTACAAAGTTTGATAGGCCAACCTCCACTGAATGGTATATTCAACCCAATGAGTCCGGATGCAGTTGAACTCACATTCAAAGGCGGCGACAAGCCCGGACCGGTCAAGATGCCAGTTAACCAAGCACAAGACATCGTGGCCAACGCCGCACAATCCGCACTGAAAAAAGATCGCGGAGTGTAATCCAAACGGATTGACACCGCAGAGTAAATCGCTTACAATGTAAGAAAGGAAACATACTATGGCCTATTCAGAAAAAGTTGTTGATCATTATGAAAACCCACGCAATGTAGGAAGCTTCGCCAAGGACGATGACGATGTTGGAACTGGCATGGTAGGAGCACCTGCTTGCGGGGATGTAATGAAACTTCAGATCAAGGTAAAAGATGGCATCATCACAGACGCAAGATTCAAAACCTACGGATGCGGCAGTGCTATTGCCAGCAGTAGTCTCGTTACCGAGTGGGTTAAAGGTAGGTCGTTGGACGAAGCCGCAGCTCTTAAAAATTCAGAGATTGCTGAGGAACTCGCGCTGCCACCTGTCAAAATCCATTGTAGCATCCTTGCTGAAGACGCCATCAAAGCCGCGGTAGCAGATTACCGTAACAGGCATGATCTCGTTAACTGATACGGCTCGAACCAAAATACAACGATTGCTAGAAAAACGCGGCGGTGTGGGCATCCGTTTGGCAGTGAAAACTACTGGTTGCTCTGGACTGGCTTATGTGTTAGAATACGTTAACGAACACACCGCCGACGATACCACGATAAACTATGCTCAACCAGGTTTCTCTGTGATAGTGGACAAACGACACGAAGTATATCTTTCAGGTATGACCGTGGACTATGTGCGTCAAGGCCTCAATGAGGGATTTGAATTTTCTAATCCTAACGAGAGAGATCGCTGCGGATGTGGAGAAAGTTTTAGAGTTTGAAATTGATTTCTATTTTTGCACCATTTTTTCAACCCAATACACAGATTTTTAATAATTTTCCTAACAGTAAATTTTATCACTCCGTTGACGATTTTAAAAAAAAT